TCAGTTCCTAATTGATGCACGGGGTGAGCTTGAATTATAGAATCATTAACATTTAGCATAAATCCTCTGCAAAGTGTTTCTACGTCAGAATATGAAAAACCTGTAAAAGTGTCTCTTTTACCATCTTCTTTTTTTACATTAAAACGCAAAATCATATCTTGTGGCATTTTTAAAAGATATCCTGCTGTTAAAGAATCTAAAAAAGGCATGCATCCTTTCAAAGTTTTACTATTAATTTTATGTTTTAATTTTTTATACCAATCAGGTATGTTTTCAGAAATAGGAACAGGATCTATATCTTTAAATATTTCATGTGTTGAATTTGGATATATGAATTTTATGTGTTTTGATGATGAAAACATCATCCACTTATAATATTAAAAACAGTGTAATGCAACAAAAACTCCATTATCTTTAAGTTCTTTTCTTAATGGTGTTCTTGGATAAGTCTGATTATCTACATCTACTGAGTTTAAGTAATTTAAACAAGCCTGTGCTTCTGCTATTTTTGAGTGATTTGTTTTGTATGCCACTTTTCCTTCAAGCGTAGCTTTGAATACAGAAAAATCATTTTTGTATTCATCTTCAACTTCTTGTGTTTCGTCAATGGTGTTTGTCACAAATGAAACATTGTTTCCATTGCATTCTATTGCACTTGTACCATCGAAAAAGTTGTCATAATCTGAATCACTTACTTCAATTACAGTTAAACCTTCTTTGTTATTGATGTAACTTTCATCCGCCTCTGTTTTAGTTGCGTGTACGCAACCACAGGGTTCTAAATCAGGGCTAGAAAAAAATAATTTTGCCATTATCCTATATCCTCAAATATCATAAAACCGCCAAGTGAACCAGTATTTTGCGTTTGCCCTGCACCACCTCCAATTTCTTGTGCTTCACCAGGTATCAAAGCTGCTGATGCGTTATTAACTGTAGGAAAGTACGCATAGCTGTTATCAGGAGAATTTGTCATTGGAAATTTCATCATAAAATATCCAACTCCGTCACTATTTGCAGCTGTATTGCCATCAGGTTTTGTAGAAAAATCATAATCTGGATCTACGGGTCCAGTGTTTGCTCTGCCTGGAGCACCTGGTCCTGGTGAACCACCCGATCTTCCTGATTGACCACCTGTGCAAATGATGTTTGTGTTCCAAACAACTGGGTTACCGTTTGTAAATGGTTGTGTAGGTCCCATAGGTTGTACTGGGATGGCACCAATAGAAAAAGGCACAGAGTACGGTTGTGAAATTGGAATTACAAATAAACCAAATCCACCGTGTCCTCCTCTTGTGTTTGCTGGACCAGGGTTAGATTGATTCGGTCCTCGGCCTCCTCCACCGCCTCTTGCGTATAAATGAATTTTAGAACTGTTTGGATTTGCAGTAAATGTGCCCGACTTTCCGTTCGTAGTGTCTACTAAAAGTGGTGAGGGTGTTATTTGATCGTTACTAGTAATCATTGTAGTAAGTCTCATATTTCCTCCACCTGCAGTTCCTGTTGACGCTGCGGTTAATCTTCCGTCCTCATCAACTGTAATTGAAGCAAGTGTATATGATCCTGCTGTTACTGCTGTAGATTGTAATTGGCTTGGTCCAACGGAGTTGGCTGCCATTTTTGTTAAGGTTACGTTTGATTGTGTAATTTGATTTGATGTTACAGAGTTTGCTGCAAGTTTAGCTGTAGTTACGTTTGACTGTAGAATTTGTGCAGTTCCTACAGAGTTTGTTGCCATTTTATTTTGTGTAACGTTTGATTGTAAAATTTTTGCAGTTGTTACAGCATCAGATGCAATTTGAGCTGCAGCTATAGTTCCGCCCATAGTGTCTAAAGAAATTTCTTTTAAATTTGTGCCGTCTGCGTAAGCACCAAATATCGCTGCTCTGTCAGGAGAAAAACCTGTTCCTGAAGCAGTTTTAATTGTTAAGTTAGTTGGATTAGTTAAACCTGTGCAATCAAAAATATAATATTTTTCTATGCCATCAGGTATCGTACAAACTGTGCTAGATGCAATAGATGCAGTAGCAAATTTAATTACCATATTTCTTGCGTTCGATAAAGTAGCATTACTCATTACCAATGCTAAAGTTCCACCGCTTGATAATGTAACTTGTTCAAAACCTGCAATAGCTTGTTGAACTAAATTTAAATTTGTGTTTGTTTTATCACCCCAAGTACCAGCGTTTTGGCCAGTTACCATTAATTCGAGTTTTAGATCTGTAGAATAAGCTGACATAATATCCTTATTTTAACAAAATTAAGCGGCTCGATCAACCTCGGTCCAAACATTATTTACACCAGGATCAATTTCTGCCCATGCAGTTACATTAGCTGAACCAATATTTGCTGTCAACCCTATACCAGTTAACGGTATGTTTGCAGTTCCTGTGGATGTTGTAGAACCAATAGCACTTGTTAAATTAAATCCAGTAATTCCCACTAATTGTCCAGGTATCTCAGCAGGCGTACCTAAGCTTAAGGCAGCTGCCTGACCAGAAACTGGTTCAAATGTGCTTTGCTGTAAACTTATAGATCCTAATGTTAAGGTTGCTTGTATTCCTGTTACATCTACACCTATCTTTAATCCTGCAACAGTGTTACCAATTCCAGTTTGTAATAAACCAGCGGTAGCTGGTGATTCAACAGTAGACTGTACTAAACTTTGTGAACCTTGTGAAAGAGTCATTGCATCTTCACCAACAAAGACAAAAATACTTGAATCTATTTGTATTGAATTTAAACCTTGAGTTATAGTTAATAAATCTAATCCCGAAACAGAAACAGATACGTCTGTTTTAGGACTTACAGCATTAATAGATGATGTCAATGTCTGACCAGTAGCTTGTGCTGAGAATGTATCACCCCAAGCTCGGTTACCCCAACCGCCTCGGCCCCAACCAATTTCTACTAAACCTTCAGCGGTTACTGAGCCAATTGCAGAAGTTAACCCTTGACCTTGTGCAAGTACATCACCTGTTATTCCCCATGATCCAGATCCCCAAGCAGGTCTACCCCAACCTTCACCTGCTCCAGCAAATGCTTCTTCTCCTACCGATGATGTTACTGAAAGTCCTGTAAGTTGAACTGTGGTGCTTGATGCATCGCCCCAGTTACCTTGTCCCCATGTCAGTGCTCCCCATGTATTAGCCATGAAGAACTCCAAACGGAATACCCGCTATAGAAAACAAATTAGTAATGTTAACCATAGCAGGTACCTCCTTTAAATTATGCGATTCTCAATATTGCTGCACTCGTTGTAAATGCTGGAAACTGAATAGTAAAAGTTCCTGCAGTTGCAGTTTTGTCACCGCCAAAATCCAAAACAGCCACAGCTTTATCAGCGTTAGTGTCGTTGTAAATTAAAGCTCCTCTTGCTGTCAAAGTTACTCCCACAAAAGATAAATCAGCAAAGTCTGTAATAGCTGTGTTAGTAGCTAAAGACGTTCCTGTGTTTACAAGTGCTTTACCACCTGAAGAGTATCCACCTGATGGTGAAGATACTTCGTTACCCGTTGTAAAAGATGTTGTCGATTTTCCTAAAGTAGCCGAGTTAGTGTACATTGATAGTTTAAATGAGTTACCACCTGGGTTACTAAAATTGTGAGTTGCTTCTAATAATTCTTTTTTAAAAGAATTACAAATTGCGTTAGTTGTTATTGCCATTTTTTCTCCTTAATTAAATTTATGGTGACGGTGAAGGTATTTTTATTCGAGGAACTCCACTGTCGTACTCTCCTCTTCTTCGTCTACCCATTTGCTGTAGACCAAAAGCTTGTATGCTTTGATTATACCTGTCAGAATAGAGTTTGTATAGATCTTCAGGTCCCTTTAAAAATCCAAAACACTCTCGTAAAACTCCATAAAGGAGCATAGCTTCTTGGTGTTCTGATAAATAAGTATTTGTTGAACTGTCGAAATGCGGAGGATCTTTTATATAGTTTATTTGTATTTGAAAGGCTGCATTAGGCGTAGGAGCCAATAGAATATTAGTCTCATCCCAGTTAGCATAATATTTTGGGGTCCCTGTTACCGTGTCATTTGGGGAAAACTCAGATATGAAGCTAGTATCTCTTTTTTCCAAAAAGTCTCTAACATTAGAATTAATAACTTGAACAGATCTTAATATTAAAGCATCACTAGGCATAGAAACATATCTGTTACCGTTTGTTGTATTTGAAGTTGCGTATTTTCTTAAATCATCGTAATCTACCTGACCAGCTATATCTAACTCTGTATTTCTTATGAACTGATCTAATAATGTATCACTTAGAACATTACTATCCACTTCAGTGTAGTTTCTTACTTGAGTTAAAAAATTTGTATATGTGATTGCCATTATGATATGCTCACTGTTACAGACCCTACTCTAGAAGAAGCTTCTCTTCTTCTGTTTTGTAAAGATGGATCTCTTGGTGTCATTGTTTGTAAACTTGTTGTAATTCCGTTACTTGTAACTTCAGTTTCAAAAGTTTCAAAAGCAAAGTCTCCAGGTAAAGTTAAGTTAGCTACACCAACTGAAGTACCTCCTGAATCAGCTAATGTAACATCGTTAGAAGCTACAGTTTTAGGTTGTTGAAATCTCATAGGTCTAACTTTTTGTAAAGCAATTGCATCAGCGGTAACCCTTTTCCTTCTTATCTGAGGGTGTTTTGATTCAAATTCAGAAATATGAACAAAAGATCCGTTCCACTCAGTTACCATTTCTTGATATGGGAAGGCTTGTCCACTTCTATCAGATATTGCTTGTGATCTAGTGCCGTTTGCGTATTTAGCCATTATGATAAATTTGGATAGTACGATTGTGGAGATACATACAATGATGTTCTCTGTCCATCTTCTTCCAAAGCCCTCTTCAATTCATCTTCGTAAATTAATTTCATAGGTTGTATTCTTTCAGGTGCTTTTTTCATAGCTAAGTAATAAGCAAGACCTGCACACATACACGGTAAAAATCTATATGCTACGTCTGCTTGTTGATCATTATAAGCTGTAGCATCTTCAATTCTGTTAATAGTGTAAAATTTTAATGTCGTGTAAGTTGAAGCATCGGGTGCCACATACAAACTAATTTTTGGAGTTGTTTGTCTATCTACATAATACTGTGAGGGTTGACCTGTAGCTAATTTATTTGGCAAAGCTGAATAAGCAGATCTATCTATTTTTGTAAGCGCTACATCTTGCGTATTAGCATTATCACCTGCAGCAGCCGTAGTAGAAATGTAAGCTTCTAAGACATCATTTACATTTGCAGCAACTGTGTATGTTGCGGTTCCAGCAGTAAGTGCTTGTTCATTTAATTCAACTTTCCAAAGATGAATACCTCTATTACCCCAATCAGCAAATAATAAATTTAAAGATCTTCTTGCTGTTTTCAAATCATAACCAGCCATTGGTCTTAAACCACATCTTTCGTATCCTTCGTCTATTACCTCGTCAATGTTTAAATTAAATGATGTTGATCCTGATGTTGCCATAATTAAAACCTCTTTTTAAATCCTATTCTTAGTCTATCTTTGTTAATACCTATATTCAACTCTCCCTTTTTATAAATTGTACCGTAATTTAATTCAGGATTAATTTTTGCTTTTGACTTCCTAATATTTTTTTCTAAATTTGCTAAATTAGGGTCTATTTGTAAATTTGAAACTTCAAATAAATTAAATCCAAATTTTCCTTTTTTATAACTTGGTATTTTTATAGTTCCACCAACATCTTTTTTCAAAATTGTTTTTACATTAGTAGGTTTACCACCTACACCTTGTGCCTTAGCTCTTTTTCTTACAACGGCACTCCTCCTTTGAGAGTCTGTCATGCTTGCTGCTTTTGCAGCAGGCACGCACTTTGGATATTTTCGTTTTGATGAACTCGCAGATTTTCTTCCACATTCTCTAAATCCCCCACCTTTTTTCTTTGATCCTATGTCTACCCACTTCTGAGCAAACCAATCTTTTAAACCACCTTTTTTCATTCCTGCTGGAACACAATTTGGAACCATTTTATTTCCTTTTTTCTTCATTCCTTTTTGTTCGTATCCTACCCAGCAAGTTCCTCTAGCCATTAGATCATACCTTTGTAATAAGACTCATAAGACTTATTAGAAATTTTTTTACCATCTATTTCACTTTTTATGTATGAACCAATATATTTTCCTTCACTTGCTTTTACTGTGCTTAAAACTTTTGCTTGCGCAGCATGTAACTTAGATGCTTTTCTTAAAGCTCCAGCAACTTTATTTACTTTAACCTGATCCCCCTTAGCATATTTCATCATGCCACCTTTCATAGCAGGTTTAGGTCCTTTAAAATCTTTTCTTTTTACACCAGATGGATCTTTAATTTTTCCAGCGCAGATTTTAGATGCGTAGGCGTTAGCATATGCTGAGGGATACACAGCGAATTTTCGCTTTGCTGCTGCTTTCCCTCTCGGACAAAGTTTTGTCATTTTTACTCCTTATTTTCTTGTGCGGCCGCATTGGAAGAGACATTCTTCTCCTTTTTACGGTTGTACAACTTCTTGGATTGTATCACTTTCGGTCGAAATGTTCTAGACCTTACGAGTTTTGCGAATTTGTTTTTTGGCTTGGTTTGCAATATTAACCACCTGTCTTTTTCCCATTACTTTAGCACGTTGCTCCATAACAGTTAATATCTGTATTTTTCTAGCAAATGGTTTATTGATATTTTTAACTTTTTTTACCGTGGCTCTAGCATCAGATGGTGTGGTAAACTTTATACGAACAGTATCTCTTGGGTTTTCATCTGTATAAAGTCTTCTACCCGAACCCTTAGGTTTTTTACCTGTGCCTACTCTAGGATTTCCACCGTTTGAATATAATTTGACTTTTCTTTTTTCGTCACGAGCACCTCTTAACTTTCCTTCAATTTGTTTTGGTATCTGTGATCTTCCTATTGGCATATTATAATTTTACTATAATATTCAAATTAAATCTATACCCTTTTTCTTGAATAATACCTTGATGTAACGTTGCACTATTAAAAACTTTTGCTTGTCCCATTACGTCTGGATAAAATTTCCCATCGATTTTAGTACCGCCCTCACTTGTATGTGGGTTATATATTATTGAAATATGATCGAAGTTTGAGTGATCTATGTGTTCAACTGCACTATTACCTGGAAAATAATAGTTCCAATAGAATCTAAAAATACTTTTATATTTTAAATTTATTTTTTCCATTACAGTATCCAAAATAATTTTTGCGTAAATGTTTAAAGGTGTTTCGGTTACCTGTTTATTATTCAATAAAGTTGGACAAGATAAACCAAAAGATTTATTTTTTGTAAAACAATCAAATAAATGATTAGCTCCTTCTAAGGCATCGTAAGGTTTTTCCTCAGTGAATCCCCAATTATTTTGTTTGATAAGATAAGTAATTAAATCAACATTTGAGCTTTGAGTCAAAATATTATCAATTACTTCAACTTTGTTTAAAGGAAACATTATCCCTCTAACCAAGGAGTATAAGATACTTTACCATCAACTCTTTGAGCTCGTAATGATTGACTTCTATTGCGATCTGTAGAATAACTACAGTGAATCCAGCCAGACGTAGGTTCTTTATCTTTGTAAAATTCTAATATAAGTTGATCATAGTCTAGTTCTGATTTAATCCAAAGAGCTAGCTCTCTATTATCTACACCAGGTATCTCAAAGTCTGCTGCGGCTGCATTGTCATCTGCCACGTGCTGACTGGTGGGTACGCTACCTATTTCTATGCACAGCTGGGCACAACGGAATCCTGATGATATAATTAATGGTTTATCAAAATGAGATCTCACTGGTTGCAATATGTTTGTAGCTAATGCTTTTAAATTTTCTATCTGTGCAGGGTTAGGATTGTTATTTATTCCCTTACGCTCTGCTATTTGGCTTTTGGTAAGCTCGTCTAAGGTTATGTTAGCTGTTAGCTTCATAATTTATTTACCTCCATCGGTTTGAACGCTAAAATTAAAAGATATAGCGTACTTAAATTTATTTTCAGTAATTCTATCACAATAATGTTTTAAAAATCCTGAGAATAGAACTAGTTTACCAGCAGCTGGTTGAACTTGTCTATCTATTTCAGGAAAATTTAATAATTGTTCATGGTCGTTTAAGTATAATACTCCTGATAAATATGCAGGAAAATGATCGTGTGCAGCAGTAAAACCACCTAGTCCCTCTTTAAGACCCCATGCTTCTGTCAACATAAAAGGTTTGGCTTTTATTTTATTTTCTAAATAATCAAATAAAGGAAACAAAGATCTTAGAAAGATTTCATCATCGCAGAAAGCTTTCCAATCAGTGCTCAATCCTCTTATGCTTCCTATGGGATTGTTGCTATTAGAAACTAACATATCTATTTTTTTCTTTAAATAGTCTACATCTGTTTCAATTATTGATTCTACAAAGAGATAGTCTTGTTCTATTTTACTCTTTACTAATGTTTTAATTTTCATTTTTTCTTTTCTTCTATTTCATAAAAGAATTTATCTGTGTCTTCAGTTCTCCATTTACTCGTATCCTCAACATTCCATTCATTTGTTTGTACTTTCCAATCTGGAATATTATCTTTTACAGTAAAAGATGGAATATCCCAAATTAATCTATTGTTAGGTTGTGCTGCATAGTTACCGTCATCTAATGCCAATACATGTGCACACTTATGTTCGTGTGGTATTTCAGAATGATCAGTATCTAGAATGTTTGGATCAGGATGAGCAAAATCAATTGTAAATAAATATTTACCATGATGCCATTTTTTATCTTTACCGATGTATTTACCAGCTTGTGATTCTAAAATGTCCCAAGAATGAACAGCAGGATAATAACTAAAACAGTTCCATAGAACCAACTCATCAAGCCTACGTTTAGGAACATCATTCGGTTTAAAGCCTCTTTGAATGAATGCAGATATTGGTAAACGGTAGAAGACAGCTCCATTTTCCATAATACAATGAAAAAGAGGACTACGCCCCGTAATAGCTGATATACCGAAGATAATGCAGTCTTCAACTTCTCCATGATGTTTTTTAAGATCATAAAGATACTCCCTTCTTATCTGTGCATATTCCACAGGTATGTTTGCGTTTAAGTAGCTCATTTATCATTTAATCCATACCATATTACCACACAAAGTAAAATAAAAGCTATAATAGTATTGATGGGTATAAATGGCTCCATTATTCAGATACTCCCATTATCCACAATATAATAAACACGTAACAAATTATTTCCATTACTCTAATATTAACGATTTTATGGAGTAAGATCCATCAATATTTTTTTCAAGTTCTGCTTTAGATTTAATACATTTATATTGTATGTTTTCTTTTGGTAGTCGAGTAGCTTCTCTACGGTGCTTCAAACAAACGGACATAGACTCCTGAATACGATGCTCTTTGATATCAGGTCCTACAAACATTAAAAGGGCTACAATGTGCTCTATCATCTTACTACTTTACCTCTGTTTGGTCCGTATTTAATTCTATACTTATGTGTGCCTGTGCCATTGATCTCTACTTCTTTTTTGAGATCTTTTACATAGCTCATTTGCTTTGCTTTTTTCTCTTGATCAGAGATATAATCTAAAATTTTTTTAGTGACTCTTTCCATTTGCTCTTACCTTATCTTTTAATACTTCTATATCTGTTAAAGCTTTTTCCATCTGTTTTTGTAAGAATTGTATGTTGACTTTATTATGCATCATATCTTCAATTCTTTTTTCTATCTTCTCGGTGGTCTTATAAAGATCCTCCAACAACATTAGCTGTTCTTGATCCACTGGCTTTTGATCTGAAGCCTTGAGTAAATCAGCTTGCATCAGTTCACGTGAAGTCTCCAACGATACTAATCTCCCAGTGAGTTCTGTATAACCTAACACACCTAATGCTACACCTGCAACAATCCCTAAAATCGTCTTAAGATCTGTGCTTACTTTTGTTCCTTCATTTAATTTCATTTTGGCATTGCCTGTTCCATTATTACAACATCAGGATTATCTTTTAAATATTGTATCTTTAAATTTTCCCAATGACTACCCTCTGGTTTCTTGTCAATAAACTTAACAACTCCTAATTTATTACACATATTAAATAACTCTGCAAATTCTACTGGTGGAGGACTAATATTAGGTATTCTTTTACACTCTTTTATAAGTTCAAGTTGGGTTTTTATTTTACTTTTCTTCTGCATTTCTGCAATATACTCATCACTACACACAGCACCTAAAGGCATACGAAATCTAAAACCTAATGTCTGATCTTGATACTCATTACTTGTGCCTGTTTTATATTCGTGTTGTCTAACTTCTGTATAAGTTTCCCAACTACCTCTTTCACAAGTTCCGTAGTCATTTAAATAATCATTTCTTGCTTGCACATAAGTTGCAACGCAAAGAAAGAATGCGATCCATAGTAAATTATCTCGTAAGGTCTTTAAGGTCAT